TTTTAAGGAAGTAGTCTACGGAGCAGACAATGAGTTCGGTAAGGGCCGTAAGGCCGACCTGATACTCATGGAGGACAAGTCGGCGGGTATCTCCCTCATCCAGGACTTGCAAGCCTCTGGGGTCCCTGTAAGGGGCTACAACCCGGGCCGTGCGGATAAGATCCAGCGACTGAACATTGTCGCGCCCCTGGTAGCTAAGGGAAAGATCTACGTACCAGAAGAGCCGTCGAACAAGGGTGAGTTTGCCAACTGGGCCAAGCGCTTTCTGCGCCAGGTTTGTTCGTTTCCAGAGGCCGGGGGGCACGATGACTATGTCGACGCCCTCTCCCAGGCACTGCGCGTCCTGCGCGACTCAGGCTGGTTGCAGCTTGACCCACTCCCCGCGCGAGACTATGACTACGCGGATGACGACGCTAATCGCAAGTTTGTTAACCCGTACGCCCAGTAGGGGCGGTTTTGTTCGTCTTTGTGTATTATTATAAATAGGATGAATCTTCTCAAAACACCACACCAACTACTCCTAGAAGAGGCCGGGGCAACCCCAGCGTCTCCTGGGCTGCTGCACACCCCTAAGCAAATGCTCATGCAAGAAGCAGGTATGACACCTAAGTTTGCGGACGGTGGTCAGGTACAAATGTCTATTCAGGACATGATTGCCGAAATTATTGCAGCCAATCAAGAACCACAAAAATTTAAAGACGGCGGCCGAAGCCTAGCTAAAAAATTAATAATGCCCGGCGCAATCGCTGGCCTGCTTGCCCCCGACATTGCAGAGGCTGCAGGGCAAGCAAAAGAAGGAAAGTACGGAGAGGCTGCAGGAACCGCTGGATTAATTGCCAGTGGATTTTTACCAGGCCCACTACAAGCAATTTTAATGGGGTTTTATCCGTCAGAGTTAGGTAAAGGAACCCTAGAAGAATACTATAACGAACGAGTACCCGGAAGCGTTTTACCCGCTCGTCTAAAACCAGAAAACATGAAATAACCTATGGCACAACCGCAAATCCCAATTCAGCAAGGCGCCAATCTGCCCGGTTTAGAGACCGATCAGACCATCAAAGAAGCGCAGATGCAAGACGTGCAAATGGACTACTACGAAGAGGCCCTAGAACTTGAGCCCGGCGACGTGGAAGAAGAAGTCATTGAGATGGACGACGGTTCGGTCGTAGTCAATTTTGTACCGAAGTCATCGCCTAAAGAGGCACCAGAGTTTTACGCTAACTTAGCTGAAGTGTTTGATGAGGACGAGCTCGAGGCCATGGCCATCGAGTACCTGGACCTGATCGATGTAGATAAAGAAGCACGCGAGCAACGAGATAAACAGTACGAAGAAGGTCTTCGTCGCACTGGACTCGGCAAGGACGCGCCCGGAGGAGCCACGTTTGACGGAGCTTCCAAAGTCGTCCACCCCGTTATGGCTGAGGCATGCGTTGACTTCGCGGCGTCAGCATCAAAAGAATTACTCCCACCCGATGGTATTGTTAAGTCGAACATCAAGGGCAACGCTGATCGTATTAAGGAAGAGACCGCCGCGCGTAAGGTTGACTACCTTAACTGGCAGCTATCGGAGCAGGTCGCTGAGTACCGCGACGAGATGGAGCAGCTGCTCACACAGCTACCCCTAGGTGGCTCACAGTTCCTGAAGTGGCGCTTTGATGTAGAACAAAAGCGGCCTACCTGCGAGATGGTCCCAATTGACAACATCCTGCTACCGTACGCATCGACCAACTTCTACACGTCCCCACGCGTAACAGAAGTACAGGACATTACAGAAGACATATTCATACAGCGCGTTGACTCCGGTATCTACCGCGACATCGACACAGACTACAGCTCCGATGCCCCGCTGACCGAGCAGACACAGTCACAAAAAGCCAACGACAAGATCGAGGGCAAGAAAGAGCCATCTAAAAACATTGACGGCCTGCGCCGCGTGTACGAGATTACGTGCTTCATGCGCCTGGACTTTGATTCTGAGACAGACGGTCGCCGCGCGCCATACATTTTAACCATTGACGAGACAACCTCTAAGGTTGTCGGCCTGTACCGTAACTGGGAGTGCAACGATGAGAAGCTCGAGAAGCTCGACTGGTACGTCGAGTTTAAATTCATTCCTTGGCGTGGAGCGTACGCTATTGGACTACCTCATCTCATTGGTGGGCTTAGTGCTGCTCTTACCGGTAGCTTGCGTGCTTTGCTTGACGCTGCTCATATCAACAACAGCCAGACGCTTCTTAAGCTCAAAGGTGGACGAATTGGTGGGCAGTCAGACCGAATCGAGCCAACCCAGGTAGTAGAGATTGAAGGCGCACCTGGAGTAGATGACGTGCGTAAGTTGGCGATGCCAATGCCGTTCAATGCACCATCGAGCGTACTGTTTAATTTACTTGGCTGGTTAACAGACGCAGCCAAGGGCGTGGTCTCTACTGCAGAAGAAAAGATTGGCCAGGCAAACAACAACATGCCGGTCGGTACCGCGCAGGCTCTGATCGAGCAAGGCGCCAAAGTATTCTCAGCGATCCATGGCCGCCTGCACCGCTCACAGGCCAAGTCACTGGCAATTATCTCGCGCTTGAACCACTGGTATCTTGACGAGATGGACAACCAGTCCGGCACTGAGATTCAGGTCCGTGACTTTGCAGCAAACAACGACATCCGCCCTGTATCAGACCCTAACATCTTCTCTGAAACGCAGCGTGTTGCACAAAACCAAGCCCTCTTGCAGATGGCTACCTCAGCGCCTCCCGGGATGTTTGACATTCGCGCCGTCTATCGCCGCGTCCTTGGACAACTTAAAGTGCCCTCGATTGATGAGGTATTGCCAAACCCAATGGGCGCCAAAGAGTCCAACCCGGCACTGGAGAATGTCTCCATGACCATGGGACGACCTGCAGCAGCATACCCAGACCAAGATCATATCAGCCACATCAAGATCCACTTAGCTTATGCTGCGGATCCAGCCTACGGTGGCAGCCCAGTTATTGGGCCAACGTTTGCACCAAACGCACTGGAGCACATTAAGCAGCACTTGACGCTGCACTACCTGCAATCCATGCGGTCCTATGTGGCGCAGGCATCGGGTGGACGCGATGAGCTTGAGCTCAACCAAGAGAAGCCGCTTGACCTAGAGGCACAGCAGGCACTTGCAATTGCGTCGCAGATGGTATCACAAGATTCACAGCAGGACATGGCGCCGTACGTTCAGCAGATCCAGGAGCTGGTACAGAAGGTACAACAAGCACAACAAATGCAGCGCCAGACAGCGGCTGAGTCTGACCCAACCGCGCAGGTACTGCTCAAGACACAGATGGCTGAGACAGAGCGTAAGGCTGCAGAGTCTACCGCAAAATTACAGCAGTCTACCGCCAAAAACAAGATGGAGTACGAGCTCGAGATCGCTAACTTACAGCGCCAGGTTGCAGAGCTGGCTGCTAAGTACGAGACCCAGACTAAGATTGACGCAAGCAGAAACGCGACACAGATCGGTCTGGCAGATCTCAACAACGCCTCGCGCGAGCGCGTGGCTACCATCAACGCAGACATGGAACTCAGCCGGGAGCAAATGCTGGCAATGCACGAGCAAGGCCAGACCGCGTTCGAGGCGTCTAACGCCGCCGAGAGCGAGATTAGAAACCACGGCCTACAAGTGCAGCAGCAGGCCTTGCAGCAGCAAGCAGCCCAGGCCCAGGCACAGATCCAGGCAAGCCAACAGGCCCAGCAGACTGGCCTAGAGCACGCGACGACCATGGAACAGAGCGCAATGCAGCACGCGCAGGAACTACAAAAACTAGCAGCACAACCACCCACACCCCCAAAAGGAGCAATCTAAATGTCCGATAATTTAAAAGGCTTTCGCCAAATTTACCAGGAGACCGGCAACGTTAGTAGCGGCGGCGGCCCTGGCGACAAAAAAGTAGACTCAGGCGCATCAGGCAGCAAGCGCGCAAGCAACGCAGTCAAAGGTAAACCAGCCCGTTCAAGCAAAGTTGGACCAGACAAGAACTTAAAAGACATCGGCGGCGGCAACTTTTATTAATACTTGGGGCGGATTTTTCCGCTTCTATGTATTATTATGAGTATGAGAGACTTTATTTCAGAAGTTATCGGTCGCGTACGCGACGAGCGAGAGAATCTGGTGGAAGCCGTCACCGCTGGGACAAATGTGCACACATTTGACGATTACCAAAAACTAATCGGTCAAATTGAGGGGTTGGACTTAACCCTTACAATTGTCAACGAAATTTTGACGGAAGATGATGAAGACCTGTAAAGGTTAAGGAGCACTGGATAGTGTTTGATTTAAATAGAAGTGACGAGCCAGATACACGATCGGAAGAAGAATGTTTTCCACTAATCGAGACTGGTATCGAGGTAGCTGGAGACCGTGTCTTGGTGCAACTAAGACGCGAAAAGTCAACCAGTAAAGGTGGTATCATCCTAGTCGATGAGACCAGACAGACGTTACGATTCAACGAGACAGTGGCTAAGGTAATCCAGATTGGGCCCCTAGCATACAAATCGCCAGAAGATTTAACCCCATGGGTCGAAGGGCCTTGGTGTAAAGAAGGTGATCTTGTACGTACGATTAAGTACGGCGGTGACCGTTTTGTTGTGCAACCAGATGACGAGGGTTCGCCCGTAGTCTTCATTACGTTGCAGGCTCGTGAAATCATTTCTCGCATCAAGTCGTTTGAGTATGCGCAGAAAATGAAAGCGTTTGTAGATTAACTTTGTAGAAAGTACATATGGCAGATAATGAAAAAGACGTTCCTATCAAGGAACAAGATGACGGGTCCGTCCTGGCCCACGTCGAGGCTCCAGAAGAGCACTTTGACGATGAAGACAAAGAGTCCGGCAAAGTAGAAGCCGCCGATGAGTCCGATGAAGAGCACAACGACAATGAGTCCGGCTCCGAAGACGACGATGAGACTGATGAAGAGCGCGAGAAGATTCGTGAGGCAAGGCGTGAAGAGCGCCGGCTAAAGAAGGAACTCTCAAAGCAGCGCACGGCCTCAGATAAACACAAGATTTCTGCACTTGAGAAGCGTAACGAAGATTTAGCTCGTCGCTTGGCAGCCGTAGAGAATACAGCATCATCGTATCAGTTTGCGCAGATCGATAAGGCAGTGGAAGATGAAGCCACCCGCGTCGAGTACACCAAAATGAAGATGTTGCAGGCAGCGCAAGAGAATGACGTAGCGGCCCAGATGGAGTACCTGGAGCAGCTAACAGACGCTAAAGAACGTTTGCGTCAAGTGCAACAGTATAAGAAGCAGCAGCTTGAAGTAGCAAAAGCACCTAGGCAAAACGTGCCAAATGAAATGGCGGCAGAGGTGCAAAAGAACGCAGAGAGATGGTTAGGTAAAAACTCTTGGTTCGACCCACAAGCGCGCGACACAGATAGTAGAATTGCCAAAGTTATCGATCAAGAACTCGCAGCCGATGGTTGGGATCCTAGTGATTCTGAGTATTGGGAGGAGTTAGACAGTCGTTTAGCAAGTCGTTTGCCACACCGCTACACCAGCAAGGGTGGCTCATCAAAGCGCTCAGCAGGCCCAACAGCCTCTAGCCGAGTAGCTAACTCAGCATCAAAGCCAGGCACCATCCGGATCAGTCCAGAGCGTGTACAGGCGATTAAAGACGCTGGTGCATGGGACGATATTAATAAACGAAACAAAATGATCCGGGCGTATGTAGATTACGACCGCAATAATAAAGGATAATTAAAATGGCAAATACAAGAATAAAACGTGACCTCGACGACCGCATGGCCGACAGGGCACAAGAAGTAATAGAGCGCGCGACAACTGCGAGCTCGGATGACATTGCACGTCGTGAACGCCTTGATGCGTTTAGAGACAAGTGGGCAAATAGTGCGTTGCCCGAACTCCCTGGTGGCATTATCCCCGGGATGCACTTGTGTTGGTTGTCAACGACCAATACTTACGACAGTATCGACAAACGTATGGCGTTGGGTTATGAGCCAGTTAAAGCTAGTGAATTAGGAAAAGGCTTTGAAGGACTAGGCAAAATGAGCTCCGGCAAGTTTGAAGGCTGTGTTAGTTGTAACGAAATGGTACTCTTTAAGTTACCAGAAGACATCTACCAAGAAGTAATGCGTATGCTCCATTTAGAGGATCCGCTTGAACACCAACGTAATATTACTGCGCAGGTTCGCGACACAGCGCAAGGTAATAAAGGCGGTCGTTCAGTTCTTGAAGGTGGTTTGCTGGAGATGGAAAAAGATACCGCAAGAGCGAATAACAAAAATGTTCGTTTTCAATAACATTCTTCAAAAATAACAAAGGAAATACATAAATGTCCACAACATTTAAACCCTTTGGTCTGAAGCCTGTATACCACCCAAGCGGTCTTGATCGTGCGGTGCCATTTGTTGGCACCAACTCGTTCGTCGCTGGTACATCATACAGTGCCCCTTACTCTTTGACAACTGGTCAGTCTTTTTTCCAGTATCAACCAGTAGGCTTAACTGCTTCAGGTCAATTGACCATCGCTGCTACCGCAGCCGCAACAAGCCCAGTATATGGCGTATTTGACGGTGTAGAATATACCACCGCTGAAGGCCGTCGTACATTAGGTAAGAATGCCTCCAAGGCTACTTTGGACGCTGCTTCTTCTATCGTTTTCTGGATCTTCCAAGACCCATCACTCGTATACGAAGCGCAGGTACAAGGTTCTGCAACTACCGCTGCAATCGGCACACAGTATAATTTCTCTGCTGCTACCGGTTACACGACTGCTGACGGTTACGTCATCGGTGTTGGTGGTGCAGGCTTCTCCACAACCGCTTTGAATGCTACTGCTGTAGCTTCTGGTGCACAAGGACAAGTACGCGTGGTAGGTTTAGGCCGTGAAGTTGCATACCCAACAGGCGAGTTAAATGCCTGGGGCGACGCATTCACGATTGTACAAGTCCAGATCGCTAACAACTCGTTTGTTGCGCCTAAGGTCTCGGTCTAATTAACGAAAGAAAGGAATAAGCAATGGCAACCCCAATGCGTAGTACAGACTTTCGTGCGGTAGTCGAACCGATTATCAACGAAGTCTTTGATGGTGTATACGAGCAACGTGCTGACGAATGGAAAGGCTTTGTTGAGCAGATCCAGGGTATCCCACGTAACTATCACGAAGAAGTAATGCTGTTCGGTATGAACGCAGCTCCTGCAATGCCTGACGGCACTCCAGTTAGCTACGATCAAGGCGGTACACTGTACATCACCCGATTCATTTATCAAATCTATGGCTTGGCATATGCCTTGACCAAAGTATTGATGGAAGACGGCGATCACATCCGTATCGGCTCAACATTTGCTAAGCACCTCGCTCAGTCAATGATTGAAACCAAAGAAACCCTCTGCGCAAACCTCTTGAACTTCGCGTTCACAGCTGGTTATGTAGGCGGCGACGGCGTAACTTTGATCAACACAGCTCACCCTGTAGCCAACGGTTTGACATACTCGAACCAGTTAAGCACAGCAGCCTCGTTGAGCCAGACTTCTGTTGAGCAGATGCTCATCCAGATCCGCGGCGCTATTGACAACAATGGTAAGCGTATCCGCCTGAAGGCTGAGCAGTTAGTAGTTCCACCAGCACTCGAGTTCCAAGCAGAAGTAATTCTGAAGTCGGTTCTCCGTTCTGGCACCGCTGACAACGATCTCAACCCAATCAAGTCCACTGGTATGTTGCCAAAGGGTACACACGTTGTAACCCGTTTGAGCTCTTCCAAGGCATGGTGGGTACAGACCGATGCAGAAAATGGTCTCATGCTCGTAATGCGTCGTCCAATGGAGAAATCCATGGAAGGCGATTTTGAGACAGACAGCATGCGTTACAAGGCTACCGAGCGCTATGCGACCGGCTGGCATGATGCACGCAACATCTACGGTACCGCTGGTTTGTAATCCAAGCCCTCTGTAGTAAGTCAAAAAGGCCACCCACAAGGTGGTCTTTTTGCATTTAGGGCGGTTTAGTCATTTCTTTTGCATTATTATATATAAGGAAGATAATCCCTTTCTGACCACCGAACTTCCCGGATGGACGACTTAGAGACAGCTAGGGATACCCACTAAGATAAGGAAACACCACAATGTCAAGCACATTTACAGTACCAATGCGTTTAAATACGCGTCAAACCACCAGCAACGACGGCACAATTTCTGCCGACAACACTGGCGCAGCTCAAATTTCTCAGCAAGTGGCTATTGTAGCCGGCGCTGCAGCAACCGAAGTCATCCCAGCTGGTTCAATTATTCACTCAATCGACGGCTACCTAAACGTAGTCGGCGCAGCCTCGCGCGCAGTTAGCCTGACCGTTAACGGCGTAACAACTTCCATCGGCACGCTGACAACTACCGCCTTAGGTAAAGTTGCCGTAACATTTACAGCTTCTGCTGCTGTGGCTAACTTGTTGGCTAACGTTGGCGCATACAACTGCACAGTAACCTTGGCCTCCGAGGCTGCTTCTGCCGGCACGCTGTCGATTCAGTACACCGGCCGCAACACTGACGGTACAATCACTGCCTACGGTTCTGGCTACACAAATAGCTAATTAAGACGGCGGGGAGACCCGCCTCTTTCACCGTTTAGGAGAAATTATGAGACAGCAAGTAGTATCAAAAACAGGAGTTGGCTCCAGCGCTATTATCCCAATGAATTTGGATTCAACCCCATTTAACGTTGGCTTTGGCGTTGTAATCTCTGGCGACCCAACATATACCGTTCAGCACACGTTTGATAACCCCTGGACAACTGCAACTCCAGTGTGGTTTGACCACCCGACGGTTGCTGCTGAAGACGCTAACGCAGACGGTAACTATGCCTTTCCAGTAGCAGCAATTAAAGTTGCGGTTACTGCCGGCACAGGCACAGCCACACTGACAGTAATTCAAGCCGGTATCGCCTAATATGCCATACGTTGGATTCTCTGGCGTTGCAAATCAAGCAAACACCACCGACGGGTTCGCCCTCGGTGTTGGCGCTCAAAATGACCCCGCAGCAGAAGGCCAATTTGGTTTAGATGTCGGTGACGGCGGCGTTGTGGATTTATACCACGACGGCGCGCCGGTTGCTAGAAGTTTTATACTAATGGAAAACTCAGGCTACGTGCTTGAGCAAGACGATTCCAAAATTCAATTAGAGGTAGGCTAATATGGCTGACACAAAAATATCGGCGATGCCGAACGCAACAACGCCTTTAACTGGTAACGAGCTAATGCCGCTTGTTCAAAGCGGAGTTAATGTTAAATCTACTATATCGGCCTATGGTGACTATGCTCGTACTAAGTACTTTAACCACGGTGCATGGCAAGACACAACAACACAGACAGGTTCTATTACAGCGGGCACACCGTTTACGTTTAACACCGCAGATGTAACCGACGGCGTTACATTAGTATCCGGAAGTCAACTTACAGTTCCTATTGCTGGTGTGTATAACTTTCAGTGGTCGGGCCAGTTCCAAAACGTAGAAAACGATATTGAAAACGTAAAGGTTTGGCTGCGAATTAACGGGGTAGATGTTCCAGGTTCCGCAGGAATCATAAGTTTGGCAGCACGCAAATCTGCAACTATTTTTGCTAGAACAATTATTGGCTGGAACTATTTCTTATCTTTAACAGCAGGACAGTACGTGGAAATTGTTTGGCTGCCCAGCGTTGCTTCAATTACAGTGCCTGCGTATCCAGCAATAGTCTCCCCCGCGTCTCCGTCGACAGCGTCTGTTATTGTAACTGTTAATCAAGTAGGCTAAGATGCCGGTCTACCTTGATACTCGAGGTAATTCAGTACTGTCTGTGGCGGTCTGTGATCGCTGCAGCAGGAAATTTGCGTACACAGAATTGTACCCAGACCCGAACTTTCCGGGCATGCGCGTATGTAAGGTAGACCTGGATCAGTTTGATCCGTGGCGTCTTCCTGCTATTCAAACAGAAAATATTGCTTTGCGCTTCCCGCGCCCAGATGTCTCTATTGCCACTGGACCAGTCTCAGGACAACAAGTCGTCACGGGACCAGCGCCAGAGGGCGCTATTGACAGCCCAGTGAACGGGACAAGAAAACCAAACAACCCCGGACGTAATTCAATATTTATTACGCGGGATAAAACGCAGTCAACCACCGCCGGCGAATCTGGCGACATAATAATATAAGACTATGGCCGATCAAAGTATATCACAACTAGGCACAGCAACAGCGCTAACTGGCAGTGAGCTTACGGTTGTCGTTCAAAACGGCATCACCAAGCAGACCCAGTTACAAAGCATTGCTAACCTAGGCGGTCCAGCGGGACCCGTTGGTCCCCAGGGCCCCACCGGCCCCACCGGCCCCGGCGCAACCATTCAGGTTAACTCTACCGTAACTGGAGCACCTGGAACTAACGCAAGCGTAACAAACGTAGGCTCGCTGCAAACGGCGATGTTTGACTTTGTCATTCCGCGCGGTGACGTAGGCGCAACCGGCGCTACAGGCGCGACAGGCCCCGCAGGCCCCGGCGTTGCAGCTGGTGGTACGGCAGGTCAAGTATTAATTAAAGCTAGTGCAGTAGATTATGCAACGGCTTGGCTTACACTAACAGGCACTGGTACAGTAACAAGCGTTGACGCAAGCGGCGGCACTACAGGATTAACATTCTCTGGTGGCCCAATTACTGCAGCTGGTGTACTAACATTAGCTGGCACATTGGGCGTAGCTAACGGCGGTACAGGAACGACTACACTAACTGGTTACCTTAAAGGTAACGGCGTAACCCCGTTTTCTGCAGTGGCAAGTATCCCAACAACGGATCTGTCTGGAACAATTAGCAACGGTCAGTTAGCAAACAGCGCGATTACAATTAACGGAACATCTATATCTTTAGGTGGGTCTGGAACAGTAACTGCTACTGCGACTAATGCGCTGACAATTGGCACTGGCTTAACAGGTACTAGCTACAACGGCTCTACTGCAGTTACAATCGCAATTGACAGCACCGTAGCGACATTAACTGGTTCGCAGACACTAACAAATAAGACAATCAGTGGTGCAAGCAATACACTGAGCAACATTGGCAACGCAAGCCTTACAAACTCATCTGTGACGGTTGGAACAACTGCAATTGCCTTAGGTGCTTCAAGCCTTACACTAGGTGGTTTGACAAGCGTTACTGTAACGCAAGACCCAGTCGCAGCACTAGATTTAGCAACCAAGCAATACGTTGACGCAGTAGCCGAAGGGTTGCATGTACACGAGTCTTGCGCGGCAGCAACAACCGGAACGCTTGCATCAATCACTGGCGGCACGGTAACATACAACAACGGCACGGCCGGCGTTGGTGCTACGTTGACCTTATCTGCTCCATTGACAATTCTTGACGGATACACTCTACTCAATACAAACCGCGTACTGGTTAAGAACGAAGCAACACAGGCCAACAACGGTATCTACACATGGGCAACTGGCGGCACGGTATTAACCCGCGCTACTGACTTTGACACCGCTGCAGAAATGGCAAGCGGTGACTTTACGTTTGTAACCAACGGAACATTGTACGGAAGCACAGGCTGGGTTCAGACTGACCCAGTAACTACGGTTGGCACAAGCCCAGTAATTTGGATTCAGTTCTCTGGTTCTGGCGCATACACAGCAGGTACGGGTTTAACATTAACCGGAACCCAGTTTAGCATTACTAACACAGCAGTCACCGCAGGCGCTTATGGTTCTGCTACCCAAGTTGGTACATTTACTGTCAACGCACAAGGTCAATTGACCCTAGCTGGCAATGCCACAGTAACCCCAGCCGTTGGTTCTATCACTGGTTTAGGAACTGGTGTAGCTACAGCGTTAGCTGCAAACATAGGATCAGCTGGTGCGGTAATTGTAAACGGTGGCGCGTTAGGTACACCCTCAAGCGGCACACTAACCAACGCAACTGGTTTGCCATTAACAACTGGTGTAACTGGAACGTTAGCCGTTGGTAATGGTGGTACTGGTGCAGTGACACTAACCGGCTATGTAAAAGGCACAGGAACATCTGCCCTTACAGCAAGCGCTACAATTCCAAGTACAGATATCACTGGCCTTGGTACAATGTCAACACAAAACGCTAGTGCAGTAACAATTACTGGTGGAACAATTAACGGAACAACAATCGGTGCTTCCACAGCAGCGGCAATCACCGGCACAACTATAACAGCAACAAACTACGTCGGTATATCCGGAGGAACATTCTAGTATGGCACAAACAAATTTTACACCAATTTCACTATACTACAGCACTACCGCTGCGGCTGTGCCAACCGCTGGCAATTTAGTCCCTGGTGAGTTAGCGATCAACATTAACGACGGCAAGCTATACTTTGAAAATAGCTCTGGCGTAGTTACACTGTTGGCTCAAAGTTCTGCAGCGTCTCCGGTGACTACCTTTTCAGCTGGCACGACAGGTTTTACCCCCAGTACAGCCACTGGCGGCGCGGTCACCCTTGCTGGCACATTAAACGTAGCTAATGGCGGTACAGGACTGACTAGCTTAACTGCTGGATACATTCCGTTTGGTAACGGAACTTCAGCATTTGGTAACTCAGCTAACTTATTCTGGGATAGTGCTAATGCCCGCTTAGGTATTGGCACAAGTAGCCCTGCTGTAAAAACTGAAATTAGTGGAACTGCTGCCGCAAGCAATATTGCATTACGTATTACAAATACGGCCACAGATGGCTATAGCACGCTTCAAATGGGTGGGGGAGGTGATGGTGGTGTATATCGCAATGGTTCAGCACAATCAGGATATGCTGGTGCAAGTAGTCTTAACTTAATTACTGTTGGCGCACATAATATTGGCTTTTCTACACAAAATACTTTAAGAGCAATAATTGACTCTGCTGGTAATGTGGGTATTGGAACAACTACTCCAAGCGCACAGCTCCAAGTTGTTGGTTCATCCTCTGTATCAGCGCTTAAGATTCCAAACATTGAAGAGGTTGCAACCGTATCTGCCACAGCAGCAACCGGCACGATTAACTACGACATCACGACCCAGTCGGTGCTGTTCTACACGTCTAACGCATCAGCTAACTGGACGGTGAACTTCCGTGGCTCGTCAGGCACGTCACTGAACACCCTGATGGCCGTTGGTGAATCTATGTCTTGCTCTTTCCTAGTTACCCAAGGCGCAACCGCATACTACAACTCAGCAGTTCAAGTAGACGGCACAACCTCTGGCGTGACGACAAGATGGCAAGGCTCCGCGCCTACAAGCGGTAACGCTTCGTCTCTTGATAGCTACACCTATGTTATCATTAAGACAGCATCCGCAACATACACAGTACTTGCATCACAAACTAAATTCGCTTAAGGTCTTATAGATGCCACGTTTATCTAAAATTGGAGCAGCAGCCCTAGCAGCCTTTGGATGGACAGGGCTTAATACCGTTTCTGCAAGTTACCTTGTAGTCGCTGGTGGTGGCGGTGGCGGCGGTGCAGGAGCGAATAACGCTTCTACTGGTGGAGGTGGTGCTGGAGGTTTATTATCTGGTACAACATCTCTTGACCCATTACTTTCCTACACAGTTACAGTTGGTGCAGGAGGTGTAGGCGGAGGTGCATTTGACCGTAACTTGTATGACGGTATTGATGCCTCCGCTGGTGGAAATTCAACTTTTGGTGCGTTAACTGCTGCTATTGGTGGTGGAGCAGCACCGAACAGTAACTCAATCTATAACGGCGCTGTGCGCAACGGTGGTTCTGGTGCTGGTGGTAGTGGAAACGCAAATTCGTCTACTGGTTATCCTGGAACTGGAACTTCTGGTCAAGGATTTGCTGGAGGAAATTCAGCTTATACTTCTTTTTTTGGTGGCGGTGGCGGTGGCGGTGCTGGTGGTGTAGGTGGTGCAGCTCAAAATTCAACCACTCCTTATGGAGGTGCTGGTGGTGCTGGAACTGAATATCCTGTAAGCTCAGGAACTTACTACGCTGGCGGTGGCGGAGGTGGCGTTTATAATAGTTCATCATTTTCTAGCGGAGGTAATGGAGGTGGTGGTGCTGGTGGCGGAAATGGTTCAACCCCAGGAACTGCTGGAACTGCAAATAAAGGTGGTGGTGGTGGAGGTACGGGTGGTAATCCAAGTGTTGGTGCTAACCAAGTTGGTGGCAACGGTGGCTCAGGCGTAGTGATTATCTCCTACCCATCCCCACAGAAATTCGGTGGCGGTATCGTCACAACTAGCGGTGCAAACACAATTCATACATTCCAGACTTCTGGAACTCTTTCCCCATTGTCTTCATTGACAGCAAGCTATTTAATCGTAGCTGGTGGTGGTTCAGGTGCTGACTATGGTGGTGGTGGAGCTGGTGGTCTGCGTTCTACAGTTACAAATACTGGTGGGGGCGGTAGCTTAGAATCTGCATTAACAATTGACACCAACTCAACATACTTAGTAACAGTAGGTGCTGGTGGAACGGGTGGTATTGTTGGAACAAACGGATCTAATTCAACATTTTTATCTATTTCGTCAACTGGCGGTGGGTGTGGTGCAAACAACACTACTCCTACGGTAAATGGTTCTAGCGGAGGTTCTGGTGGTGGTGGTAGATGGACAGGCGGTACGGGAGGTGCTGGTACTACAAACCAAGGCTTTGCTGGAGGAAACGGTGGTGCAGTTTCGGGTAGCTACCCTGCTGGTGGTGGTGGTGGAGCAGGTGCGGTTGGTGGAAATGGTACATCAGGCGGCAATGGAGGAGCTGGCGGTGTTGGTGTAGCCGTTTCAATTTCAGGAACTTCTACAACCTACGCTGGCGGTGGAGGCGGAGGTTGCGCTCCCGACCCTAGTGGTGCTGGAGGTTCTGGTGGCTCAGGCGGGGGTGGTACTGGTGGTACTGGCGGAAGCGGACAAACGGCTGGAACTGCAAACACAGGTAGCGGTGGTGGTGGCGCTGGATCAAGTGGAAGTTCTGGTGGCGCTGGTGGTTCAGGCATCGTAATCATCTCCTACGCTGGTGCTACTCAGCTTATGGCTGGCGGTACAGTCACTATTACTGGTGGCAATGTAATCCACACATTTACCTCAAGCGGATACTTAACGCCATTGACATTGGTAGGTAACTCACTGCGTTTCCGTTCAAGTGCTAGTGCTTATTTGAATCGCACTCCAACAACAGCTGGAAACCGTAAGACATGGACTTGGAGTGGCTGGGTTAAGCGTGGTGCTTTAGGCAATTATAATGTATTGTTTCAATCTGGATACTCAACAACTCCTTGGTTTGTATTGCAGTTTTTGAACACGGACAATCTGAGTGTAAGTTTTACCGCTGGTGTATCCGCAGGTTCAAATACATCTGCTGTATTTCGTGACCCTGCAGCTTGGTATCACATTGTTTTGAGAGTAGACACAACGCAAGCCACTGCGGCAAATCGTGTATTGCTTTATATCAACGGAGTTCTTCAGACATTTAGTACAGCAAACTATCCAGCGCAAAACTTTGATACACAAGTAAACAATACTCTTCTACATACCATTGGTGGGTATGCTTCACTTGGGGGATACTATCTTGACGGCTACATGACCGACATTAACTTCATTGACGGTCAGGCACTAACACAAAACAGTTTCGGTACATTTAACAGTTTCGGTGTATGGCAACCTATTGTCTATGGTGGTAGCTACGGTACTAATGGATTCTATTTGCCGTTTACTAATACTGCCAATACAACCACGCTGGGTTTAGATTTTTCCCCACAAAACAATAACTGGACAGCAAACAATTTTAGTTTGGCAAGAAGCTCATATACATCGTACACATCAAGCTCTGGCACATATACTGTCCCTGCTGGCGTTACATCATTAAGTTACCTCGTAGTAGCTGGAGGTGGTGGTGGCGGTTCAGGAGGTGGTGGCGCTGGAGGCTTGTTGCAAGGCACAATGGCTGTTACTGGTGGTCAGACTATCGCTTACTCTATAGGCGGCGGTGGTGCTGGTGGCGATTACAACGGTTCAATTCCAGCAACTAATGGAACAAATACAACTTTTGGTGCTTTAACCGCAATAGGTGGTGGTGCTGGTACATTTGCTGGAAGTAACGGTACTGCTGGCGGCTCTGGAAGCGGTGGTTCTGGTTCAGGAAGTGGAACTACAACAGGTGGTGCTGGAACATCAGGTCAAGGTTTTGCTGGTGGTGGCAATGGCGGCAATATTGCTAGTCCATACCCTTCAGGCGGTGGCGGTGGCGCAGGTGCTGTAGGTTCTAATGCAGCAAGTTCAACAACATCGGGTGCTGGTGGCGCTGGTCTTGCTTGGGTTAATGGCACAACATATGCTGGTGGCGGTGGCGGTGGCACATTCAGTTCAGGAAACCCTGCTGGTGCTGGAGGCGCAGGTGGCGGTGGAGCAGGTGGTTCTACAGGAAATGGTACAGCAGGATCCGCAAATACTGGGGGTGGTGGCGGTGGCTCTCCTTCAGCTTATGTTGGCGGTGCTGGCGGCTCTGGAATTATTATCATCGGCACAGGCTCTGCTTCTACATACGACTCAATGACCGATGTCCCAACGCTGACCAGCACAACGGCGGCGAACTATGCAA